GTGATCCCGGCAGGGCAGCGTCACTTGGACACCAAAACTGGCTACCGATGTTTGGCCGCCTCCAGCAGCCGAGCGTCGCGTTGTGCGCACGATGTCACGCGGAACACATTGAAGTCGCCGCCAATAGGGCTGGAGCCTGGCGGCTCGATTTCGCTGTACCGTCGTGTTGTGCGCGGTGCGCGGGCTGGATGGGCTCGCGCACCACCCGTTCCGTCCTCTTCACCAAGAAGGAGTGGGAGGACCTGGACATCGCGTTGACCAAACACAACCTCTCGGAGTCGAAGCACATCGGTGCTACCCTGGGGCTTGTGCTCGTCCGCGTGTTCAAAGATGGGGGTCGCGACAGTGTCGCGATGCGGATCGTGGCGGCGGCGGCGCTGGAGTCGTACTTGAACAACTCCTCCACCACCGACGGGTCGTTCTGGGGCCTTGGTGCCCTTTGGGAGCGGATCTGCATGGACACAGTGCTGTGTTGCGGCCTCTGGAACGGGGCACCAAAGCTTACGTGGCAGGGCGATAAGGCCAGCCCTGAACCTGAGAATTACGGAGCCTGCGATCAGCCAGCAGGCGATGGCGCGCCTCCGGCCGAAACCGAGCAGCGTGACGCGAACACGCATGAGCTCACCGGTGCGGGCGTGGATGCCGGCGGACCGGAGCTGATTTTGGCGTGTGCTGAAGCGGGGTTGGGAGCAGTTCCACCCGAGGGAGGGTATGGGCCCATGGTGATGCAGGACCCGCCGCTGGTTCGAACGGACACGTTCTTCGTGGCCTTCGACGAGGAGCTGCCCCCCCCCGTCCAACTGTTCTTTCCCCCCCGCATCAGCGATTTTCGCGTGCTGCCGGCTTCCAGTGCCGGACCGTTCCATGGCTGCCAGTACCGCGCCATTCGCACCGGGCCCATGGGGCCGGAGGTGCAGGTGTGGCGCGACGACGTTCAATCATTCGATCTGGCAGTCGAGGAGCGGTACACCACCCCACACCGCGGCATCGAGGTGAAGCTTTCGTCGATGGACCGGCGCAAGATCGGCGCCGTCAATCAGTACCTCATGCGGGCGGTGTTCACGGAGGCCGCGGTCGCAGCCTGGGCTGCAGATAAGCCTGATGTCAAGTCGCGCGCCGCCAAGAAGTGGAGTGGCCAGCGCGTGGACAAGGCTTTCCAGGATGCAGCCGTTAAAGGCATGCCGGCCGCGGTGGGCGCGGTGAAGCGCGAAGTCCTCGTGCTTCGGCCAGGGAAAGACAAGAGGCCCCGGCCCATCGTCGCCGATGGTGACCTGGGCGCCATCTGCGCCGCCGATGCTTGCGGCGCGCTTGAGGGGTGTCTTTTCCACCACGGGGCGTTCGGGGGCGCATCGACAAAACATATGGACAAGGCGGCCGCCATGGAGCGAGTCGCCAATGCTTTGCGCTACGAGGTGCCGGCCGTGGTGAATGAACAGGATGGGTCAGCCTGGGATGGCTGCTGTGGTGCCGAAGTGCGGGACTGTTGTGAAAATGTGATTCTCAGGCATGTTCTACGTTTGCTGATGGT